GTTAAAAATTCAAGCATTACCAAGTGGTGCTATAAGTTCTGTTGAGATAGTAGATGGTGGCACTGGATATTCAATAAATGATGTACTTACTTTAACTACTGGTGGTTCTAGTGGGACTTGCAAAGTATTAACAGTTTCTGCAGGAGTTGTAACTTCTGTGTCAATATTAACTGTTGGTACTGGTTATTCTTTAGGAATATCTAATACCACAGTTGCACCTTCTGGAGGTTCTGGTTGTGTCCTATATGTAATACCTACAAATGGTTCTTTACATCAAGCTACAAATACTGACCCGATATGGTATATCGAAGCTACAAAAGTTTATATTTTACCTTCAGGTGGCACATTAATTGGATTAGGATTTCCTCCAGGCATTAACTATATTTCAACTACCATTTCTGGTTTCCCACTTGAATTAGAACAAGCTGTTATAGTAGATGTGGCTATACAAGAATTATTATATAAAACAAATCTTGCATATGATTCTTTAACTTCATTTAGTATGGATTCTGTTACTGTCCCAACTCCACCATCTTCTGCTTCTTATTCTTATTCTGATGCTACATTAGGGACTTATTCTTCTACTACTATTGGCAATTTGCCCACTTCTCCTTCTTATACTCCTCCTACTTGTTCTCTAACAGTTGCACCTTCTAATTTAGATATATCAAGTGTTGCTCCTACTACTCCAAATGTTCCTTCTTATTCATATGCAGATGCAAGTTTAGGCACTTTTTCTTCAACGACTATTGGAAGTTTAGGAACTCTGCCAACATATACTAAACCAACAATAAGTCTTACAACTGCTCCAGATGATTTAGATTTATCTTCTATTACAGTTCCTACTCCACCATCAGATTTTTCATTAAGTGTTTCAGCTACTCCTCCAGCAGTACCATCTGCCCCTAGTATAAGCTATGCAGATGCCGCAATAGGTGCTTTTGATTCGATAGTTATTGATCCAATACCTACTCCACCAACATATACTAAACCAGAAAATGGTATAGATTTTGTTAACACAATTATTTACATAGATTCTAAACAAGATTTAGAAAGGGCTAATTCTGAAATATCTCATCAGGCTTTAGCAGCTACTTCTTATGACAAAGATATGCAAAATGAATTAAATGAATTTAATTCTCAAATTGAAAATCAAAAATTATCTGTACAACATATAATTAGACAAGCTGAATTATTACAGCAAACAATGTTAGACAAATCTAAAGCACAAACAGACTTAAATATTCAAAATGCAATACAAACTATGAATGCCTTAGTGACAGATTATCAAGCAGTTCTTAATAAATATAATAATGATTTAACACGTTATCAACAAATTGTCAATGCAGAAGTTAATACCTATTCTACCAATTTACAAAAATATGCTGAATCATTAAACACTACTAAAATAAGTATAGATAAAGCAGTCCAAGAATATAGAGCTAATTTAGAATTATGGCAAAATAAACGTCAAACCGAATTATCACAATATTCTTATGATATTCAAAATGAACAAAATGAATTTCAAAAAGAATTATCTATTTACCAATCTACAGTGCAAAATGCAATTAGACAAGCTGAATTAGACCAAGAAAGACTAATATTAAATGCTAGTAAAACTACAGATTTGAATTTACAAAATAAAGCACAAACTTTAAGCGCATCAATAAATCTATACAAAGACACACTACAAAAATTTAATGAAGATATATCTTTATACCAAAATAAAGTTAATACAGAAGTAAATGAATATAAATCAAATTTAGATAAATGGACAATAGATAGGCAGACACAATTAGGATTATATTCGGCAGATATACAAAATGCCACTAATTCTTTTAATGTAGAATTAGCGGTATTTAATGCAGGAATACAAAAATTATTAGAACAATCAAGATTAGACCAAGAAAGAGTTTTAGCAACAGCAAATAAGACAACTGATTTGGATGTTATTAATGAAGCTAAAAAATTAGATAGACAAATTGCAGAATATCAAGATAATTTACAATTATATTCTGCTAAGGTTAATTCTTATGGAGTACAAGTTAATGAAGCTTCACAAAAATATTCATTAGGCATTAATAAAATATTAGGTCAAATACAATCTATGAATAATATTATTGAACAATGTAGAAAAGAATATCAACGAATTGTGAGTATGTTATGACAATATTCAATATGGTAGAATTATGCAAAGTTGAAGTCCCAAAAGCTTCGGAAACTATGATTGTTGCATTACTAAATGAAAAGATTAAATTATTTGCACATGAATCTGAAATTTATAAAAATACTGGTGATATTACAATAGTTGCTGATACTGTTGAATATACATTAGCAACTGAATTTTCTGATATAGATGGTGAAATGGTAGTAAGTGTTAATTTTTTAGATTCTAATAGAGAGCAAGTAGCAGATATTTACCAATTAAAATTTGATATTTCAAAAGGAAAAATAAGATTTTATTCATATATAAATACATCTATAACTTCTATACCTTCACAAATTATTCATATAGAAATTCAATATGTAGCAGTGCCACCAAATAAAACAGTAGATGATGCTTTGACAGAAATAGATTCTCAATTCCATGATGGGATAAGAAGTGGCGTGGCATCTGTTTTATATTCTTTATATCCCACTATTGATAAAATTTTGCCAGATGGTTCAGTATTAAAATTAAAAGATATGACTATGATGAAATATCATGAAAATAATTATAATACTAAATTACATAATGCTAAAAGATTTGCTTATGCTGGTTCTCCAATACCAAAAGAAATTTATAGTAAAGGTTTCTAATGTCAAAACAAAGATTTCCTATAACAGATTTTAGTAAAGGGATTATTAGAAGAGCTGACGCTGAAGATATAGCTAAAAATGCTTGTTATGATTCTAATAATATTGATGCAAGTTCACCATTAGGTACTTTAATGGCAATACCTACATCTGCTAGTAAAACTTTAGGCACAACTACTTTAGCAACAGGCAAACTTTTTGATTGGATAAAAACTAAAGACAATAAACATAATTTAATTTACGCTGATTCTGGTTATCTTAATGTTGTAACTGATTTCTATAATTCTTCTCCAGGTTCATATTTTGGTGCTACTTCTATTGCTTCTACTGCAACTTCGATGGTGGTACATAATGAAGAAGTAAGAGTAGCTAACGGTACTACTTCTGGTGTACCAACTGCACCAACTTGGATAGGATATTGTGATTATGGACAATTTGGAGGTTCAACAAAAGGATGGCAACACAGTAGCACCAAAATAGATATAGTAGATGTATGTAGTTTTGACAGCGCTTTTGTTGTTACTGTTACCCCTAATTCTGGAATAATGGCTTTTGATTCTGGTTCGACTTATTACTATACTTTGACAGCAGTATATGATGGTATCCAAGAGACTCCTATAATGCAAAGAAACACTGGTGGTGGTATTACTAACTATTTTATTGCTTCTTCAGATTATAGTGATGCAACAATTTATATTTCTCTTAAAACTTCAGAAATACCTAGTAGAGTTACAGCAATTAAATTGTATAGAAAAGAATTAAATACTAATAATAATACTAGTTTATGGAGATTACAACAAAGTTTTAATATAATTTCTTCAACTGCTTATACTGATAGAAATGGTACAGCCCAAACTTGGGGAACTTCTGGTTCTTATAAAACAATAACTTATGTAGATAATAATACTGATATATTATCTTCTTATGAACAACAAAGTGGTATTCCAGAAACATTAGAATCTTCTGATGTATATTATTCTCTTAATTGTGATTTGAATGCTTATCATTATGTGGCTGGATGTTATAAAAGTAGTTTACCAGATAGTCCTTTTATGTTATTTCGTTCTAAACAATATAGATATGATACATTTAATTGGATTTCTGATTATCTAAAATTACCAACAATGCCATTAGCAATGAAGGCTTTTGGTGGCAAAATATGGGTATTTAGTGAGAATAATATTTATATCATAAACCCAGATGGATTATATATTGAAAAAACAACTACTGGCATTGGATGTTTATCCCAAAGAAGTATTGTAGTAACTGATTATGGTATGTTCTGGTGCGATTATAAAAATGCTTATTGGCATAATGGAGAACAAATTATACCAATAGGTGAGCCAATAAGAACTGATGTAACATCTACTTATGATTGGAGTGGATTTTCTAAAAATTATACTGTTGGTCTGCAAGATAAAGCACCAATAGTTATTTTCCATTCTCCTAAAAATATTGTATTGTTCATTATACCTGACCATACTAATTTAATAAGTAATGTTTGGGCATATCATATACCATTAAAAAGATTTGATTGTTGGAGAAGTTTCACAATATGTGGTAATACTTCAACGGGTTTTGGTGCTTTTACTGGTAGAAATGGAGAATGTTTTATAGCTAATGGCACTTCATTGGAAGAACCTTTAGCAGGTACTGGTTATCGTTCTTATTATTGGATCAGCCCAATATTAGATTTTGATAGTCCATCATTAACAAAAGTATTTTATAAACCTATTATGGAAAGTACAAGTTTAACTTCTACGCCTACTATAACTTACGGTAAGAATAGAGCAACACCAACTTCTTCACTTACTACTGGAGAATTTATATCAGGTGGAGAATATGAAACAGGCAAATTAATGCAAATTAAAATAACCGAAGGTACAGGTTATGGTAACATAGTATATTCTGTGGATATAGTTGCAAGGAAATATTATGAACTATAATAAAAGTACCAAAAAATTAAATACATTTGATGAAGTTTCAAGAGAGATCAATAAACTCTATGATATAATCGCTAATAAACAAACTTCTATTGGAGATGATATTAATCCCGAAGGGAGTGTAAGGATTGTAGAAGGTGAAGATAAAAAAATATATTTAGAAATTAGAGGTAAATTTGGATGGTACACATCTTGTGTTGATGTGTTCCAATTCAAAAGTTATTCCAGACCAAGTTTGCCAATTATTTATGTTAGTTCCCAATTATATTTTGCTAAAAAAAATATAACATTTTTAGATGTGCCAAGCACTATTTTATTGGGTACTATACCGCTTGGTTATACGTTAAGAAATATTTCAGGTAAAATATATACTGCTTTTGGAGATGATAATTTAATTTATTTTAGTGATGGTGGTATTTTGGGCGCAGATAATATTATTGATTTAAGAGAAGTTAATACAGTATTTGAAATACCATTAAATAAAATTTATATAAGCGATACCAACATATATGCAATTTTATCTGGAGCAAGTTCTATTGGTTCAATGATAATTTATTTAGAGGCGATTAAAGAAATATGAAAAAAATTATTTTATTTATATTACTAAGTACAATTTCTTATGCACAAATAAATACTCCTAATTATTATTGGGTATATAAATATAAGTTAAAATTAGGAACTCGTGATTCTTCTGTTACTATATGGTTCGATAGAACAACTAATAAATTAAAATTAATTCGTAATAATGTTTCTCCAATCGACACCTTTAATTTTTCTTACGAGGGTATTTCATCAGGTGGTTGGGCAATAAGTGGGACTACTCCTGCTAAAATTTATCAGAATGCTGGATTAAAAATACATATAAGAAATGTCTCGTCTGATACCTCTGGGATAGCATTATTTAATGTTTATGGTACTTCTTATTTCAAAGATATTCCTACATTTCTAAAAGATTCAATAAGAATAAATTCATTATATTATGATTTTCCTGCAACTAGAGTCGCTAATAGTATTTTATATGATTCTCTAGGTAATGGTATATTAAAGTGGAAACCATATATTTCAAATACTATTGATACAACTAAAATTTCATACTTAGCGAAAAATGAGACGTTTACCGGAGTTAAAACAATATCTAATATGTTATCATTTGGGGCATCTTCATATTTATATTTACCCGTTGCCGATGCAACTGGTGCGGCTGGTTATTTTTGGCGAAGTACAAATGTTTTAAAATATACTAATTCAAGCGGAGATGTTAAAACGTTAGTTGCTGGAAGTGGTACGGCAAACCAAATTCCTTATTGGAGTGATGCAAATAATTTAAGTACACTATCCACAGCTACATATCCAAGTTTAACAGAATTATCTTATGTCAAAGGGGTTACGTCTGCAATACAAACTCAAATTGGTGGTAAACAAGCCACATTAGTTTCTGGCACAAACATTAAAACAATAAATTCCACAACGCTTTTAGGTAGTGGCGATATTGCAATACCAAGTATTAATGGAACTGGATTTGTTAAGGCAAGTGGAACAACATTAAGTTATGATAATAGTACTTACACAACAACAAACACAACACAAACTATTAGTGGAGAAAAAACATTTTCTGCATCAACTGGAGTTTTTACAACAAAATTAGCTGGTTATAATAGTTCGAGTTTAACAAGTGATATTAATTTTATAGATTTTAATGGGAGTACTTCTACAAGCGGAGTAGATATAACCGGAGTTAAATCCGTTGTAAGCACATCTCTAAATCCAACAGCAAATCAATTATATGGTGGCTATTTTACAGCAACTGGAAGTGGAACTTCCGGCGGTACTCGTTCTTATGGTATTTATGCAGAAGCTTCCGGCTCTGGAGAAAATTATGCTGGTTATTTTGCTGGCAATATTTATACTACCGGCACTGTTACGGGAACTTTTTCTGGTAATTTAACTGGCAATGCAAGTACAGTTACAAACGGTGTTTATACTTCTGGCTCTTATTCAAACCCAAGTTGGCTTACAAGTTTAGATGCTTCAAAAATAACTCAATCTAGTTCTTACAGATTTGCCACCGATGCAGAAAAAACTAATTGGAATACTGCATATACAAATAACCATACACATAGCAACAAAGCAAAATTAGATTCAATTATAATAGCGGCAAGCAGAATAAATTCTATACCTAGCTCTTATATTACTTTGAGTGCGGATAATGAATGGACTGGCTATAATAGATTTATAAAAAATCTTTTAACCTCAGATACTACCGGATTATATATTAATTCTTATACCGCAACAAGTGGTGCAGATATTAAGGGGATTACTTCGTATGTTTATACTTCATCTAATCCTACCGCAAACAAAATCTATGGTGGATATTTTAGAGCACAAGGTAGTGGTACTTCTGGTGGTACATATTCTTATGGCATTTATGCAGAAGCAACTGGATCAAATACAAATTATGCAGGTAGTTTCGTAGGCAATGTTAAAATCGATGGTTCAATAGAATATACTGGAGATAAAATTAACCCATTTGAAGATTTAGGTACAAGTGGGGGAGCTATCAATACCGCAGGCAAAACCAATATGAAGTTTACCTATTATGTATCTATAACAATAACAAGTTTCAACGATGGTACAGATGGCAAAGAAATAACAATTTATAACGATGGCACAAGTGGTGCAACAGTAACTATTAACGAAACAGGAAATATTATTACTCCAGGTAGTTCAATAGTTTTAGGGCAATATGATAATGCTACATTCAAATATATTTCTACTGGTTCTACGTCAAAATGGATATGCACAAGTTATGTCGATAATTAAAAAATATATAATAAAAAATAAAAATTCTGATGATAAAAAATTGGAGGAAACCAATGCCACAGAATAGTATGCTTAATTTTTTTAAGCCAACCAGTTCCCAACCTAATATACAAAATGATTGGATAAAAGAATGGACTACCGATCCGACTAAAGGTGACAAATATTATACTGGAGAAGGAAGTGGGCAGGGATGGTATCCTATATGGAAAACAGAATCTGAAAAAGCTGTTGATACCACTAAACAAATAGCTACTGATTTAGTTAATCCTAATTCCAATTATTATAAAGATTACCAAAATAAATTGAAAGGTACATTATCTGCTGGTAATTCTACTGATTCTTTATTAGCATTTAATAAAGGTATGGGTTTAGGAACTGAATCAAGTGCTGTGTTAGCTAACGAACAATATGAAGCTAACGCATCTAAAATTAGTGATAATGCTATACAAGCTACTAAAGATTTATATTTATCTAATACTGGTAATGCTATTAATGCTAATAATATTGTTACACAAAATGCACAATTTAATCAGAATATTAATTTCCAAAAAGAAATGTACAATAAACAAAAGAGTGATTCTATATTAAATAATATATTGGGATTATTAGGTGGTGGATCAGGCACTATTGCGGGTAATGTTGTATCTTCTGGAGGTTCTAATAGTTCTGGTAGCTCAACATTAAATTGGTTAGACTATGGGTCAAGTTGGATGGATAAACAATATGGAGGTAAATAATGGCAGAATTTCAAGGGTTTGATTTTGCTAAAGTTACTTTAGATGCTTTTAATAAAAGTCGTTCTTTTGCAGAACAACAACGTCAGTATAATATGGAACAAGCAAGACAAACACGCCAAGACAATTTGTTAAATATGTTACGTTCTAAAGAATATGACTTATCTGCTATGAATGCGCAAACTTCAAGAATGAATGCCGAGAATAACCAAGCTGAAACGAGAATGAGAATAGCAGAAAATTTTGATATATATAATAATGATGCACAATCTATTCCTAAGAATGCCATACCAGGTGAATCTATATTATCAGAATTAAAAGGTAAATTTCTTGCCAAGAAAGAAAAAGTGAATTTAGCTGGTAGTGATTTATATGAAGATATAGTCCCAAGTACTGATGGCACTGGTGAATATCAAGGTAAAACAGTCAGTCTAAAAAGAAATAAAATTACAGGTGATTTAGTACAATTTCCAATAAAAGAAAAAACATCTCCGATAGAAGAATCTATACAAGCACTTACTCTAATGGAGAAACAAAGGAGAGAACAAGATGCATCAAATACAGCTAATACATTATTGGAAAAGAAACAAGCCATTTATAATTCTGTAATGAATTTTGATAGAAGAGCACAATATGATGAAAAAACTAAAGAAGAAATACCAGGTACAGGTTATTATTTCGATAAAGCAACTTTGAGAAAATTTAAGAATGAAGAAGATTTAAGAACATATGCTATACAAGAAGCAGAAAAAAGTGGCATAGTTGGGAAGATAAATAAATGGGGAAGAATAAATAAAAATGGTGTAGCAACTACTTATAATCAATCAGAATATGAAAAAATTAAAGGTATATCAAATAATAAAAGTAATAAACCAGAAGGGAAATCTTTAACATTATCCCAAGCTAAAATTTTATATAAAAGTGATTTTGATGAAGCATTAAAAAATGGATGGACTGAAGAAGATGCTTTCCAAAAAATTAAAGAATATTACGGAATTAAATAATGGCTAAGACAGGTATTGACTGGAATAAACTCACTTCGGCACAATCTAGTATAGATTGGAGTAAACCAAAATCTAATGCTGATAATACAGAAATAGATACTGAATTATTAGCCAAGAATAAAAAACAAGTTGAAGAACAAGTAAGTGGACAACGTAAACTTTCTTTACCTGATGTTTTCTATAATGGTATTAAAGAATTAGCTAATATATATTCAGCACCAAGCGAAACTATAAATAAAGGATTAGAACAGTTAGACGAAAATCCTATTGCTGGTGCTTTGAATGTTGCTCAAGGTATTGCTAATACTGCTTTCACAATGATTGGAGTGCCACAATTATTTTCTGTAATATCTACTGCTAATAAAGCGATATTTGGTGAAGAAGCTGGTAAAACTTTTGATGATGCTATTAATTTACCTGCTACTATTGTTGGCAAAGGTACAGAATTAATAGATAAAGGTTTACAAAAATTAAATATATCTAAACAAGATCAGATGAATATTGCTCGTAGTACAATCTCTAATTTAATTTCTACAGGTCGTCCAGAGTTCCAAGTATTACAACCTTTATTAACAGATAAAGGAGTTGAAGAGTTAAATTCTTCTATTGATGAAGTGAATAAACTTGGTGCTACTTTATTAAGCTTCCACGCACTTGGTAAAGCAATGCCAAAGAAAACTCCTAAGATAGGTGTTATGGAAAATACAGCAGAAACTAAAACTGTTATGGAAGATTCTTCTCCTTTGCATCAAGAATTACAAAATTTATATAATGAACGTAATGTAAGATTAAATCAACGTGATAATTTAACTGGTTCTAATCAGAAATTTATGGATATGATAATATCTAAATTAGATGAACGTATCAAACCTTTAGAACAAGAACTTAATGTTAAAGCCACTAAATTAGAATCTGAAAATAATCCAGTGGAAAATGTTACACAAGAAAAATTACCAACACAATTAGCGAAAGAAAAAGAGAATAATATTCCACCGACAGAAAAAGAAATGGTGAGTTTAAGACCTGAAGTTACCACTAAGGAAAATATAGATATTAATACATCTATATTGCCAAATGCAGAAAAATTGACAAGTGATCTACCAAGTTTAGAAGAATTAAAAAATACGGAAAATAAAAGTCCGTTAATTAATACAAATAGCCAAATTTCTTCTTTAGAGGCTCAAGGTAAAGAGATTATCCCTAAGTCAATAGAAACTATTAACCAAGAAGGGCAAGGCTCTCAAAACGCTTTTATTAAGTCTCCTCTCGAAGGTAAACAAGTGGATATTAATAATATACAATCAGCTAATGATGCTATTAAGTTTGCCGAAGAAAATAAAGGTAATGAAGAAGTTCTGAATCAGTTGAAAACTAATTATGCAGAAATACAGACTAAAGCTAAAGAAGCATTATTAAATGATTCTCCTGATGCTGAAATGTTACAAGGTAAAGCATCTATATTAAATGATGCTGTTAATGAACTAACTAAAAAAAATCAAGAGGTATTAAATGGCGAAGGGCAAACCAATCAAAAAACCAACCAAGAAATGTTAAATAATATAGCACCAGAAGAAAATACTTTTGGTGCTTCTATTGTACCTTTGCCTACCGATTTTACATTAAAAAATCTTAAAACTAACTTTAATGAAAATACTTCTGTTGTTAAAAATGTATTAGCAGAAGGTGCTAGACTAAGTTATGAAGGTGTGAAAGATTTTGGTGAATGGTCTAAACAAATGGTTGATATGTATGGAGAAAAGATTTCTCCACATTTATATGCTATTTGGTCTAGAACACAAAATATAAAAGATAGTAAAAGTGAATTTGCACAAGATATTATTAAATATGCAGATAAAGAAGGTATATTAGATGCCCGTTCTGCTAAAGAGAAATTTCTACAAGCTAATACTGAAAATCTTCGTAAGTTAATAAATGGTTCTACAACTGTTAAAGAATTTGGTGATGCTATAAAATTAGCTTCTTATGAAACTCCTAAAGACCATTTAAGAAGAATACAATTAGAAAATAAATATGCAGAAGAAATAAGAGGTGGTAAGAAATTAACTACTGATGAATTAAGAGAATTAGAATCATTATCACCAGTTATAGATATTAAAAATGGGTTAAAAGATTCTTTTCGCATACCATCAGAAGTAGCTGAGAAAAGTCCTATAACAAATGCTGTGTTCCAAGAATTATTTGAACGTAAACGTGCGGCAGAAATGGAGGGTATAGCATTAAAAGATAAATTTAATGGTCTTATAGACCAATCTCGTAAAGATACAGGTGCTAAATATGATGATACTATTATACGAGCATTAGGTGGAGAGAAAGTAGAATTAACTGATAATCAAAAAGCATTAGTAGATGAATTAACTAAATTTAGACAAGAAGCTGGTAAATATAAAACTGATGCTAAATTAAGAGAGAATTATGATTTTCCTGTCAAACCTAGAGGATTTATAGAAGCTTCACATTATGATGGGATGTGGGAAGCTATATCAGAGAAACTTAAAAGATTTTCTCCATCTGAACGTGCAAGATTAATGAAATTATATAATAGTGATAAGATATATGATGTTTTTAGCAAGGAACGTATTGGCAGAACAGAACATCCAACTATGGATTTGAAGGATAGATTAGATGCTTATATTGATATCTATACATTACAGAAAAATGTTCAACCTGTATTGCCTTCTTTGAATAGATTAAATGAAGCCCTAAGAAGTGTCAAATTAGGGAATGGTAAAGAACGAGGTATGTCTAATGTTGAATTATGGAATAGACTATATCAAAAAGATGTATTAGGTGAAAAAGTACAATCTAATATGTTCACACCAGAAGGCGAGGCACATTTGAATAAGTATATTATACAACCACTAAACAGAATAGCTAGTATAAGATATTTAGCATATAATGCTCCTGGTGGATTAGGTAATTTAGTTGGTGGAATGGTACAGAATTTAGTATCTCCTGATATAACACCAAAAGAATTTGCAACAGGTATAGGAAGAGTTTTCACTAATAAAGGGCAAAAACTTTTAGCAGAAAGAGGAATTGTAGATGCTGGTTCTTTAGAAAAATCATTTAATACTAAGGAAATTATTAAAGGTGTTATTACTCCTTATTCTGCTTATTCATTAGGTGAAAATTTAATACAAGGTTCTTTCTATCTTGGCAAACTTACACCAGAAGAATTTAGAAATGGTTTAATATCAGCATCACGTGATAGAGAAATATTAGTAGGCAAAGCTAAAGCACAAGGTGGCTATCATGCTGGTTTGAGACCTGCAATTACTCGTACTAATCTTGGCAATGCATCTATGAAGTTTAGATTATGGATTCCCGCAGTATTAGAAAGCAAAGCACAAAGAATTATATCAGTAGGTAATGTTGCTTCTGATCTAATTAATAAGAAACAATTAGCCACTAAAGACTTAAATAATGTTAAAGCATTTATAAAAGATGCAACTTTAGTTGGTTCTTCATTATTATTGTTGAATGAATTGCCTGATAAAGCAAAACAAAAATTAGAAGATGCATTAAATATGGCTTATGGTGTAGTATATCCTGAAAATTGGTCAAGACAAATAGGCAATCCAATACCTGCTATTTCATTATTAGTAGATGCTTTTCAAACAATATCAGTTGGACTAAATGGTAGCGTATATGAACAAGATACTGAATATGGTGATAAAGGAGATTATAAGATAGGTGGTAAGATAAAACAATTAGCTCCACAATTTGTTAAACCATTATTGACTAAACATATATCACCAGAAATAAAAGAAATAAATGAATTAAGCAGACAAGTTGACAAAGCTTATAAAAATGCTTTATTATATCGCACAGGTTATTATATTGAAGAATATAATAGATTAGCTGATGAATTAGAAATGAAAAAAGCTAATAGTATGGAATACCAGCAGAAACAGTCTGAACAAGAAATTAAATCATTAGAAAATAAATTATTATTACAAAGATAATTATTAACATACACTTGACTTTTCAAAAAAAAATATTATTTTATAATTAAATATATATAATATATATTATATATATAATAACTAAAGGAGAAAAAGATGAAAAAAGTATTTATATTATTATTACTGATGATCAGTTTATTATATGGTCAAACTACAAAAGATTTAATTAATTCTACTGATACTGCTTTAGACTCGGCAGGTGTATTTTCTCCTACTTCTTGGAGGGCAGTAACAGGTTATACTTCATTAACGTTAATAATCAAAAGCAATGTAAGTTCTGCTACAAATGGTGTACAGATAAAATTTGCTACATTAATATCAGCTTCTAATTCATACCGCATATTAGATTCTCTCAACACTACCTATACGACAGGTACTTCTTTTGTATTAACATTGCCTATAAGAGGAATGTATTATAAAGTAACTTATACAAATGGTGCAACAGCACAAAGTTATTTTTCTTTGGTTACATTATTAAATGGAGTCTCTACATATTTTAATTTTAATTCTATTGGTGAACTAAAAACAGCCACTAACATAGAAAATGCTAGCGGAGTAGATTTATTCACATCTACTAATCCTGCTTTGGTAAGCAATATACCAGGTTATAGAGACACAGTTGTAACCGCTACTGTTGATTCTGCGGCATCATTAAGTTCTGCGATAAATTTTATTAATAGAAGATTAAAAACAATTTATTTACCATCTGCTATAACTGGTACACAATTAACTTTCCAAGTCAGTCCAGATGGTGTTACTTATTATAATTATTATTGTGATGACACAGAATTAGTTATGACAGCAGGAGCAAGTTATGGATTAAATGTTAATCCAAGAAATTTTGTAGGCATACAATATTTGAAAATCAGATTTGGTACTTCTTCAAGTGCGAGTGCACAAACTGCATCAAGGACAATTAAACTCAAAATTGGTAATTATTAATGAAGGAGTTAATTATGAAAAGACTTCTCCTTGCATTATTATTAGTGAGTAATTTATTAGCACAAACTAATAATATTATCCTATATGATAATTCAATAAAAGGTAATGCAGTTAGTTTAAATGGTTCTACAAAATATGCCAGTAATACACCTAATCTATTATTAACTGGACAATATTCTTTATCTGATGATTTTTCAGATGGTAATTATAATGGATGGACTGTATCAAGTGGTGCTTATACAGTAGATACCTTAACCAACCCTCTTTCAAGCAATAGATATAATCTTAAATGTACTACTGCTGGAGTAATTTATATTCCTTGTAATCAAGCGTATGGTAGTTGGGAGTTTGATATTTATAAGAAATCTGATGCAAACCAAATTATTGTTTCTTTTATAAGTCGTCCATCATCGGCAAGAGCAACTGGAAGTTATTCGCTTTTGTTGTGGTCAGACGAAAGAGCGTACTTAAATAGAAATACAACTGATTTTTTCTATACTAACGCTTCTTATTTTGCTAACTCTACTTGGTATCGCATAAAAATAACTCGTAATTGGAATGGACAATTTTATGTATATATAAAAGGTGGTTCATTCGGTTCTAACTACGTTTTGGTAAGTGTTACTGGTGGTGTCGGCGCTAACCCCGCCACAGATAACACTTATACTTCAAGTAATTATTTTGTTTTAGATTCAGATGCTGACGATAGAATAACAAATATACAATGTGAGTATGGCGAAGGTTCATTAGACTTAAATGGATATGGAAGGATAAAATATATTGATGATATAGATTTTGAGGGAAGTAATGTTACTTGGGCAGGGCATGGTAATCATTCAGTTGCTCGTTCAACTACCGATAAACATGCTGGTACTTATTCTTTAGCAATGACTTCAACTGATGTAGGTGATGCTACTACTAATTATATTGAATTACCCGCTACAAGCTTTAATACTATTGAGGCTGGTAAGAAATATACTAAAGAGATTTGGGCAAGAGGTACTGGAATATTAGGAAGTACGTTATTATCCGATGGCGGATTTGAAACGGGAACAAATGCTGACGGATGGACTGCCGCAAGTGCAACCCCAACTTATAATGACACAGAAACAGGGAAAACTGGAAGCTATTGTCTAAAACTTGTGGGCAGTGGTAGTGGACAAGCGAGAATATATGCAGACAAAATGACTGTCGGGGCAACATATAAATTAACGTTTAAATACAAAGGTTTATTACAGGGAATAGGGAATAATTTAGCATATCAATCATACAAAACATTAACGAATCAAGCTGATTGGACAACCGTAAGTTGTGAATTTGTTTGTGTTAGCAACGGTTTGCTTTTATTTTGGATGGATAACAATACTTCAGCTACTGTATTTATAGATGATATTTCGTTAAAAAGAATTACTCTTCCCTCTCTAACCATTGCAATAGGCAATCAAACTAAAACAGTTAGTTCAATTTCATGTGTACCAGGCACATTTACAAAAGTTGTGTTTAATTTTCTTGCAACCGCAAGCGAAGTAGGACAACCAATAAAAATTTATGCTAATCAAGCTGACGTTATCTATTTAGATGATGCGAGTTTGACACAAGCATATGACTGCCTTATCAATTTTTGGGCTTCGTTAAATGCTGCTGCTACTGGTGCTGAAAGACCTTTTGCGTTGAGGAATGCGGCTGGACAAAAATTACTTGTATATGTAGATAATGGGAACTCTTATAAGTACACAATATGGGCGGGTGATGAAGTATCTGCAATCTCTTTAACGGGAACAACTGCACCAAGAGATGATGTGCTGAGATTAATTAGTGTTTATATAAATCGCATTGGCAATGCTGTATTATACGTAAATGGAGTATCGGAAGGAACACCACAATCTTTTATTTCAAATGGGGGAATGAAATGGACTGGCAGTTTTCAAATAAGTGGCGAAAATGGTGCGTCTGTTTTATGGAAGGGCAATATAGGAGAGTTTCAATATACAAGATTCACAGACATATCTACCTCAAACGTAAATGCTTCTACTTTATTAAGTGCATATAATAAAAAGACCTTACCTAAAGCATGGATTAATGGTACGAAAGTTTTAGATATTACTTGGAAAGGTGCTAATTTAACTGAAGTTGCAAAAGATAAAAGTCAATTACAAAATAATTTAACATTATATAATATTTTATTAACTGATATTTTAACAGGACAATATTTTAATATTGCACAATAGGAGATTAATATGATTAAAATTAAAATTGATAATGATAAAGTAATTATAACTACTGATAATGAATTAGCGAATGGATTTATTGTCAATGGTAATTATGTATCTTTTATGAATCAGATAGATAAAAGTAGTGTAATAGGTGGTGAAATTAATAATTTAGATATTGAAGAATCATTTTCAACTGAAGAAATTATTCCTTCTTAACATTTACCTTATGGAGATAATATGAATAATACTGTTAATGATTTACTTGAGCAAGAATTATTACAAATGACAGAAGAAAAATTCCCAGAAGGTTGTGGAAATTCACCAAGAGTAGTCGAACATCATACTAAGATATTATCATTATTAGCTAAGATAGCGATAGATACAAGGCATACAGTTAATAATATACAAGGTTCTATCGATAATCTTAATGATATTACCATTAATAATGGTGGCGGTAAACCAGTAACTTTTAATAGAAATGTATTTTTCCAAAATGTATATGATAAATTATCTTTTTCTAAACAACTAAAGAATGCTAGTGGATGGATAGAGACAGGTAAATCTATTGTATGGGCAGTATTAGCAGTTGGATGGTTGATTTATTCTATTATATTATATAATGGGATAAAACAAGAAAAAATTAATATAGCAAAAGAAATTTCTGAACAGTTAAAAGAACTGTCAGTCAATATGAACATCAAACAAAATCAAGGAGTAAAACCATGATCGAAGAAATCTGGAAATTTTTATATGCTCATTTAGGAGATGCTATAAGTTTTATTATAGGCATCGGAGTATTAGCACCTTTCTTATTAAAAGCCCGTATTTTAATAAAGAAAATAGCTAAATTAATTGTAGATATTGATGCTATTTTAGAAGATAATTCTATATCTAATGATGAAATAGCAAAGATAAAAGCAGATAGTTTAGATATATGGAATGAAATCAAAAGTTGGAGTAATAAAGGAAGTGTAGTAAAATGAAATTATCAGAAATAGTTTCATGGTGCTTAAATATATTATTGGTATCTGCTTTGATAATTCTATTGTTCAAATTACAAGTTCCTAAATATGAACAAACAAGATTATACACTACTACCGATATTAAAGAAATACCAAAATATATTAAGAAGAAAATACCTGCTATTCATGATACAATTACTATTGATAATTCTCAAGTTGTAATAGCTAATTCAGATACTAATATTGTTGATGAAAATGGTAATTGGATATATGTTAGTTATTATCCTCCTCCATATAATTTCTTTGATGTGCAATATAAATTAACAACTAAAGAAGTTACTGTGCATGATATACAATATCAAGAAGTGGAAAAACCAGTGTATATTGATGCCCAATTAAAATGGTATCAAAGGATAAGACCAACAGCACAAGTAGGATATGGTATTACATTAATAGATAAACAAGTTAAACCTGCCCCAACTATTTCGGTAGGAATTTCTTATATTTTATGGTGATTTATGGAACTCTTATTAAGAAGATATAAGTCTGATAAAGATACAACATTAGGTAATCTGTTTATTGAAGGTTTATATGAATGTAAAACTTTAGAAGATGAATATCGTAAAGTTAAAGTAATGCATGAGACAAGGATACCTTCGGGTAGATATCAGATTAAATTACAACATAATGGTATTATGACTTCTAAATATGCTACTCTATTTCCTGGAATACATAAAGGAATGTTATGGTTACAAAATGTTCCTAATTTTCAATACATATACATACATATAGGTAATGATGATGATGATACAAGTGGTTGTATATTAGTAGGTAATAAAGCTGATGAAGATACAATGAGACTTGTGGATTCAAGAAATGCTTATATTAGAATGTATGTAAAAGTAGCCAATGCATTAATTAATAATGAAGAAGTATTTATTACAATAAAAGATGAAGATATTAAAACATCTTCTTAGATTATCTATCATTAGGTTGATAGGCAAAAATAATCTATTTATGATTATAGCCAGTTCCTAAACAGACTGGCTATTTTTTTATTAGCATAAATTTTAATTCTGATAGAGAATATTTTATAAATATTCGGCTTCTCCACCATTCCCCAACTAATAATATATCTCTATATTTACAACCTCTAATAGAATCCATATCTCTTGCATAAACATAATTTTTTATATCTTGTGTCCATCCTTTTTTATAAGCCCAATATTTGAATTGTTTATGATCACTAGCTATCACTAAATATGGGGGGACATTCTCATTAGATTTATGCCCTATTATTAATTCTCTATTTTCTAATTCTAAATATATTTCTCTGATTTCAGTGTCATCAGAATATGGTTCTAATAAATCTTTTAGATCACAAATTTTCATAAAATTTCTCTTATAATTTTATTATTAAATAATTACATATAAAATTATATTTTATCCATATGTGTAATGACCAATAAAGACTAATTTCTAATTCTAATCCTTTACAAGTCCATCCTACTCCTTGTGTATTATCTTTAGTTATCATAATACCAAATGATTTGCCAAAATACTTTTCAATATAAATATTATATGTACCATTTTTTATGAATCTCCATCCTAATTTATACCAATTAGGTTCTACTTCTTTCACTAATTTTAGATTTTGTAATACGAAATTAATATCCATTTTAACCTCTAACAATTAATTTCTGGAATATGTAATCTTGTTGATTCTCCACATTCAGGACAAGTATATTCATAAATGCCTGGTGGTAAATATATCATAGTTGGAGGACTATGCTCTGGGTGCAAACATTTTTTAATAATTGGAGTTTCTATTTTAGTGAATCCACCTTTTTTCTGGTTTAAGACTTGATTAAGTTCATCAAAATCCACTACTTTTTTAATGTTATCCATTATTTTTCTCCATTAACTCAAAACATTTTTTAATTCCAATTATCATTGTCTCGGTATATTTATTTAAATCTGGTTCTTCATAATAATATTCATTCCGTATAGGATTTTCTTCATTAATAAATTTTTCGATTGATAACATTAAGAAAGTTAAATATTCACCTTGACCAAATTCACTTATCGGGATTATATTTATCCAATAATTTTGCTCTCTACAGAACTCTACTAATAGAGAGAGGAGTTCTCGGTCATTAGTTAGTCTATAACCAATAGGTTTATCACCTAAAAAAGTTCGTTTTAGTAATTCATCTTTATTTACGAAATAATTCCCCTTATCTATCCACTCCACAAACTTCTGGAATGTCTTTTCGTGTTGTTTAAGTGAGTTAATCATTTCTTAGCCCTCTTTTCTAAATCAAATTTATCTGAATACCGTTTAACTGCTTCCATAAAGGTTAAGTCCGGGACAATGGTGCTACTATATTCGCCTGTTGTAACTATTGCACCTAATTGCATTGCGCAAAAGTATATTAGTTTTTTCGGCAAATGTTTAACTAATTTGAACCATAAATTTACTTCTGTGTTTTTCATTTCTTCTCCTCTAATTGTTTGATGATTGAATCTTCTTATATCATATAATAAAATATTTATAACGTCTAATTTACAGTACTCGCCGCTTATGCGGTAGTTAAGTGGATTGCTCGCTATCTCCTGTGCAAAGCACAACTAACTATTCCAGAAACTTTATATAGGTAGTCATTGAAATCTTCTTCGTTCATATCCGCTTTTAATTGCGTTTTCATTTCTTCATCAATAAGTTCTAAAATTTGTTTCTCTGTAAATTGACGCTCGCAATCATCGCTAATTTGCAAATCAAGCCGATGCTTTTGTTCTTCCAACATTTCTATTTCGGTTTGTTCTTGTGCGATTCTTGCTTTTTTTACATTGATTTCTGCATCTAATAATTTTGCTTGTAACATTTTTAACTCCTATTATTTTAATTATATTTATTATTTACGCACGGCTTGTTTGCCACGCCGTTAGTTTGACCTCGCCTCACTTAATTTTGCGAATCATCTTCATCTTTAGGCGGCTCTATAATTTTAATTGGTTTACCACAACAATGACAAAATTTATATTCCTTTGGGAACTCATTGGTAAATTCAAATGGATTATCTTTTCCTTGTTCACAACTCGGTTGGAAGCATAAATCATTATCTGGATAATCAAAATAATTCCATTCGCAAAATTGTTGGTTCGGCTGGCTATCTCGGTTTTCAACGGGAACACTTTCAAAGTATTGTAATATTGTATCTGCAAAGAGTTGGACATTCCCATCATAATTGAGTAATTCTTTTGTAAATAATTTGTAGAAACTGTCTTTTTGTTCATCTGTTAATTTCAATTTATATCTCCTTTTTTATTTCCCGTGTCCCGTTAAAACTTCCACAAATTTTTGTAATTGTTTATAAATCCACTCTGGATTATTTTTGTGTTTATCTGGTGCAACTAATCCGATAGTTTTGTTATGCGAGATTGCCCACGTAACTAACTTTTCCCAATATCTATCTTGGTCGAGCATTATCCAAACAAAATTTAGTTTAGTTCTAAATACTCCAGTAGATATTTTGGTATTATTAGTATCAGTATATTCATCCAATTCATAAGTGGTATATTCTCTATCTAGATATTCCCACGTTTTTAATTGAGAAGTAAATGGCATCCTAATATTAACACCAAAAAGTCTAATTAAATGCCACCCATAAGCCGTAAACGTGATATTCTTACACCCACATTCTACCAGTCTTTGGATATCTTCTGTACTACTTTCACCCATTGTAATGCCTGGATATTTAACAACTGTTTGTTTTACCCATTCCTCACTATCTTCACCATCGATAACTGAAAATGGTTCATCTTTGTAAGGTTGTATATTCTCAGCAATATTATAATTTACTTCTCTTAGTGTTTCTGGTTTACCTTCTTGTTCCCAGATAGCTTGTGAATATTTACTATCTAACAATGGGCATATATTATTATCAACTAAATAATTTTTATATGTATTATTTAGATAAAATGATTCGGGAAACCAGCATATTAAATTAGTTTTCATTTTGTTTTATCCTCAAATTATTTGTGCAATTAAATAAGAACAACAAAGCCACAATATGATTATTAAGATTATGTGTAATATTTTACTTTTCATTCTTTGCCTCGCTTAAAGTTTATTTGTTGTTTTAGTGAACTCTTTCATTCTTCGTCTAATATTTGGTAAGATTATTTTATCTTCATATCTGTAATATGCTTTTTCAAATATTTTTTCTTTTATCCATTCTGTTTTTTCTTTCTTCAATTTTGGACTTAATTTTACATAATCAATATGATTATAAGAACGGGTAAAATCTATTTCAATAAGCCCAGCATATTCGGGAACTTCACTTAACTTTATTAAACCTTTTGGCACAACGTAATAAAAGTAATTGCATCCCTTACCACTTCGTAAATATTCAGCCTTACTAATCTTACCACAAGTTTTTTTCTTATCGTTGAAAAAATCGCTTCTGCTAATTTTAATCTCAAATTCAGTAGAATAACCCGATTTAGTTAAATATATTAAATCAGCCTCATGCCATAAAAAATGAAAATTAGGCATAAAGAAACTACCATTAGCCTTTTCTCTCAAGTGCCTTTGCAAAAGTATCTGAATCAAATTTTCATCAGGTCTCATTTTACTTCTCCTTTGGTTGATAGTAGCTTCTTATAAATATTTCTTTAATTGCATTATGAGTACACAAAACACAAGGTATTGTATGTGGGTCTTTTGAAACATGTTTGCATTTTCTACAACTTGGTTCATTTCTAATATGCTCAACAACTCCATCAGAATTTGGTTTTCCCCATTTTCTTAGTTTATTAATTTCAAACTTTTTTCTTGTTTCACTATATAATGATGTTTGTAATTTATGAGCTATACCAAATAATAGATGTTGGCAATCTGCCATTTCTTTTCCAATATTCTGGATATGATTAATTTTTACTTCATCATCAAGTTCAATTATTTCTTTTTTAAGATGATTTAATATTGTAATTGTAGAACCATCAGGAAATACAATATCTTGCCATTGTCCAATTTCATTTTGTAATTGATCCATATTGTTCAATTCGATTTTTAACTTCTCATTCTCCGCTTTTAGTTCGGAGAGTTGGGATTCGTGAATAGCTTTTGATACAAAGTTTTGTTCTATAAATTGCCAAAGTGGGATAGCACTAAAATTAGTGTTAATACCTAATGCTATTTGATGAGCTATTTCAAAGAAATCTTCCCTTAGTCCTTCCATTGTTTTATTTTCCATTATTTATCCTCGTTATCTGTGGCTAATGGTGCGTTATTAATTCTGTTTAATATTCTATCCATAATTTGCTTTTCATTATCTGGTAAAATTCCGTCTAAACCTTTTTGTTTAATGGTGAACGCTACTTCTCCACAAATTTCTCTCTGCTTTTTACACATCTCTTCCGCATACTCTCTCGCTATTTGGAGAGCATCGGAAACAAGTATATAAGGTCTATCAGGCATATTTGTTGCTATTTGTGTTTTACCTTGATAACTCTTTTCTCTCATTCTACTTTCTAAGTCCATTATTCCCTCTCGAATTGTGAACAATATTTCAAATCAAATAATTTTCTAATTTGACATTTTGTAAATAAACTACATAACTCACAAACCTTACAGTCTTTTTCCAACACTTTCTCAATATCGGAGAGTAATACTGCACGAACTTCACCACTAATATCTTTTTCTCTATTGCATACTGCATCAAGATTAAGATTGTGTACGTTATCTGCATACTTTTTTATTTCTTCTAATATGCTCATTAAAACACACCTCCTTGATCATGTTGTTTTTTAAGTGGGTTAATTAAGTTTAGTTTAATTGCTTGCGTACCATAATTATAATAGTTGAATCCTCCAACTAAAGTATAGTTAGAATAAATTAGATTAAATGATATGTTTTGATTTCCGTTAAAATTTCCTCCCATAATTACTTGAGAGTTTTTAGCATCAAACGTACCTTCAAGAACAGTTGTAAATCCTGACCATTCCAAAGTAGCCTTGACGTGTGTGTCGTTATGTTCTACTAACATTATCATATCGTACGGATAATAGTCATCATTTTGATAACGACCAGAAATATTTAGTTGCTCTGGCTCTACTAAATTAGATTCACACCCATTAAAAGATAATGATATAATGATATATATAATAATAATTAATATTAATTTTAGTTTCATCTATTCCTCCTCTTCCCATTCAATTTTAGCTGTTAGTGAATTATTTTCTATTTTATTAGATATAGCAATTTCTTCAGTGCTATATATTACACTAGCTATTGAAGGTAACTCACCTATCTTATAAATATTTATCCATCCCTCTTTCTTCACTTTTCTTTTTGGTCTTGTTGGAATTGTGAATTTGATTTCATCCCAGAATAGAGTGGGGTTACTATTATCCAAAAACTCAGTACCTTTTTTAGTATAACATACAACTTTCTCCAATGCCTCTGACTGATAATTGTCAAAACATATTAATAACGGATATTTATTTGTATTGATTTGTTGTATTGTTCCCCAACCATATCCAAAACTCCAAACTCTATCACCTACTTTTGCATTCTCAAATGTTGTTTCCATATTAATCTCCTAATTTAATTTATGCTATTTAATTTGTAAATAATATCTACTTAATAATTTATTTTTCTTGTTATATACTCTAAATATACCTTATTTCTTCAATACAGCCTTATAGTAAGGTTTTTATATAAAGTTCGATATAATTATCGAACAATTTATAAAGTCTCCCTATAAGTCAAATAAAACGTTCCCTTTCGAGGGTAATAACCATTAACTAAATAAATATTCTTGTTCATCTTTCAACTGTAGATTTTTTAATTTATTTGGTCTAAATATTACTAAACAACTTGGGAATGGTGCAACACCTTTAGAATCATCAAAACTTAATCGTCCTTTTATAAATCTAATTTCATCTGCTCTCATCACATAATCATGCCACCATTTAGTATCTGTTCTACTAGGGATTAGCATGACAACTAATTTGCCTTTATTACATTCTCCAACAGCTTTGTTACACCATTTATCTAGATTATTATATGGTGGATTAACATAATTACGTTCTCCCCATTCTATTAATAAACCATTAGTCTCCCAATTAGCTTTATCATCAGCCAAACAAGGATCGAAATCAAAATTAAATTCTTCATTTAATTTTCTGAATAATTTAACTGGAGTTTTCCAATTTTGTCTTTCACTTGTGAACATCCCTTCATTTAGCATATTATATAGTCCATGAAAAATCAGATAAAGTTATTTCTATGCGAGGTGTTTCTCCAGGTAGATAAATTACTCTACTACCATCAAGACTACCTATATATCTGGTACTATCATCTCTTATGATCTGGTAATAAGATTGTGGCACAACATCAATACCTGGATTGCCAGCCATTACATCTTGGATACCTTCAATAATATTTGACAGGTCAACTTTCTTATCTTTACCAATATAAAATAAACATTTAAGATTATATTTCCCTTCTAATGGGAAATTATATTCTGTGTGCAATTTAGTTCTTAAATTAGTACAAGCTATAACAGCATCTTTAGCCCATTCTTTATAAGCATCATTATAATAAGTTATAGGTTGCTCTCTTGGTACTTTCATACCATTTCTATTCTTATAAAACATAGAATGTCTTGCACTATTTTTTTTAACTATCGGTTCACCAATAATTGTGAATTGTATAGGTATCATTTAACTCCTAAATAAATCTGTTTGTGAATTAATATTTTTGATGCGTTTTATTATTGTGTTGTAATGCTCTATATCTTGTTCCACGATAATATATTTTCTGCCTGTTTTTATGGCTACTTCTGCTAATGTACCACTACCACCAAATGGATCAAATATTGTATCGCCTGGTTTAGAATAATGCATTACTAATTGGGTGATTAATCCTGTGGGCTTAATAGTCGGGTGATTCCATACTTTTTTAGCTATTGTATCATATTCTAAATCATCATAATTCCATTCAGCATCTTCATCAAAATTTCTTTTTGTTTTTTCTTTATCTTTGCTAAACACCAATATAGGTTCTGAAGAATACCATATCCTATTATTAGAAGCACCAGCAAATTGTGAGCCTTTAGGTTTTTTCCAATGGTGTTCTCTAAACCAATATTCAGATTCAATACCTCTGAATATATGAGGATACATGCGATTAGCACAAAACCAAATAATTGTGTGTTCTGCTACTCTCATACTCTCATTTAACCATATACCTATTCTATTTTTATATAGAGTAGCATCATCCCATGCTTCTTCTTTCCTAACACCATAGGGAGGATCAGTTATTACGATTAATCTTGGTATATTAGATTTCATCTTAAAAGTTACATTCAGCATATCATCATTCCAAATATGTCCTGTACTATTCCAGTTGTATTCTGTAATTTGACAATTACATTTAGAACAATATCCAAGATAAGTCCAATGTGGAAATGAATGTTGGACTTCTAATAATTCTATTGAACCACAATCAGGACAAATAACTGTTTCATGATGAAATTTCATTATTTAACTCCTTTAGCAAAATCAGGTATTATATTTATGAAAACTAATACTTTAGCATTTGGATAAAGACTTTTTAATTTATTTTGCATCTTAGCATTGTCCATTTTATCAACTTCCATCCATTTATAAGCACCAAATATTATGTTGTTATTATATAATATTTTCATTACTTCTATTTCGGAAGATTCTGATAATATCATTAATAATTTGTTATGCCCAGCATCACTAAATATATGTTGCATATATATCCTATATATTTACATTTTGACAATTAATAAAATGTGGTATATGAACACCATATTTGAATGACAATATATCATTATAAGTATTTTTATCTCTACTTAGTAGAAAATTTATATCATCTTCACTCATAGATTTAGCTTCTATGATAATGAATTTGCCATTATTGGCTTTAGCATAAATAATTTCTTCTTTACAGGTTTTACATTTACTCATTGAAAAATCCTTTTTCTTTAGGTGGATCATAATCATATTTAACATTTTTCTTTGTAGGAACATCTCTAAATTCATTAAAATCAGGATTAAAAAATAATTTAACTTTGCCAGTGCCACCAAATGAAGCTTTTTCTACATTCATAATAATATCATTATCAGTCCATTTACCCGTTGATAAACTATTTTCATCTTCATCTTTCTTAGGATACCATAATGCTAAAAATTCTCTTGAAGCCTGGTACAATACAGATGAACCATAAGCATCCCAATAACGTGGTGCTTTTATTAATCTATCACTTCTTTGTATATCTTTGTCATTAACTTGTGATAAATTTAATATCACATTCTTTTTTTGTCTTGCAATCTTTTTTTGGGCATCCACTAAACCAGGTATATTGCCTATCATACGAGCCATAAAATCTCCTTGACCAGGATATTCTATCGATTGCATATGGTCTAATATCACCATATCATCCTTGAGAGATTGCATTAAATCTACTATCTGTTTATATTTAAGTACATTGTCATAAATGATAAGTCTGTTTTTTAATAATTCTTTGACTTTATTAATGTTATCCACTGTGATAATAGCAGTTTTTTGTCTCATATTTGTTGTAGATATTCTGCAAATCATTGCTACTATTCTTCTCCATCTAGTAATTGCGCTTTCTTCAGGGGAAATTATAGCTATACTATTTACTTTATCTGATAAAATTGTATGCACTGCATTATAATCAGTCCAAGAAGATTTTGTATGACCCGATTTGGCTATTAATGTTGCTACATAACCTCTTGTGAAACCACCAATATTTCTATTCAAGTCAGCAGAAGATGTAGATATATATTCTTCCTTAGAATTAACAATTTCCATTGTGTTTTCTAATTGAGATTTAGCATCTTCTGGTTTCCCGTATAAAATAGTGTGCAATTTAGGTATTGCTTTAGCAGAAGCAATGATAGCTGAAGTATATTCTCCAGGATATGAATTATAATATTTGATGTTTTCAATTCTATCTTCAACAAATCTTGCAAAAGCATATTCTTTCATATACTCATTAGCAGTATCAAATAAATCAGGTCTGCTTGTTATTTCAACATTGTATAACATATCAGTTACTTTAGATTCAGAAGGCATTTGCACTTTATTTTTCTTTATAAAAGCAGTTAAATTTGCATTCTGACATTGTAAAAATATCATTATGTTGCTAACAGTAATTTCAATTTTATCTTCAAATAATTTTTGCATTATAAAAATAAGTAATCTTCTTTCAGGATTGAGAAAGATACCTGGTATTGTGTCTAATAAATGTTTATCTTGTAATTCTTTATTATGGAACATCCATACTAAGTATGCTTTCTCTAAAATTTCAGAATTTGGATATTCCTTTGCCATTCATTTTATTCCCTCTATCTTGGTAAGAATATTTAAGGATTTCATTCAATTTCATATTGACCTACATTTCTATATTTTTTACATTCCAAAATCTACAACCATTAATTATTATTTCTGTTAATGTTGGGTAAGTTTCTTTTCCATTAACTATTTGTATATCTCCAGGATATTTACAAGAACGCACTAAATCTTCATTCAAAGTTTGGGCAATCTTAATGGCAAAATCAAGTGATTCATATTCTTGTCCTTCCACCAATAACAATTTGAACCCACAATTTTTACATTTTTCGTCATATATCATTACCTTAGTTTGGTGAGGTAATTCATAACTTTTTCTCCAGCATTCTTCATCTAATGGTAATCCTATTAATAATTCTTGCATTTCTGGAGTAAGATTCTTATTATCTAAAGGCATTCTTATCTCCGTTTAATGGATTATAATGGTGATTCGTATAAATCTTTTAGGTATTTCATTTCCTCTGGAGAGAGGAAAATAAAATGGTTGCCCTCATCTTTAGAATCCCTCAGCTTTTTAATGCGTTTGGTTACTATGATGTCCATCTTATTTAGTCTCTCTCTTTCGGAAGAATTTTCCACGTATATAATTTTCCATATAGGAAATATTTTCTCAAATGGAACTTTAATATACTTTGGCATTATTGATTAAGAAAACTTTCTAAACCATCATCATCATGACTATTATCTTGCATAAAAGATGATACATCATCAGTGTCGATAGTATTAGGTTTATAACCTTCATTATTTTTATTCTTTCTACTTTCAATTTCCATTTTAATTTTCATATCAACAGTATTTTCTAACTGTTTTAGAAGTTCTGGTGATACTCTTGGTTTATCAGCTAAAAATTTCATACTATCAATATAGACATTACCTTTAGATGAAGATACTAAATTCACTTCAACATAAAAACCATAATAATGAGGAAAATATTTGAAGTTAGTGATTTTTTTGGATGGATTATTTGGATCAGGTGAAATTATTCTAATATTTTCATGACCAGGTATGATAAATGATTCAAATTTCTTATGTTCTTTCCATTGATCTTGTGGCAAATAAGAAATAAAATTAGAATAATATAATTCTGCCATTTGTGCGTTATTAGGTATTTGTATTTCTTTATCTGTAACAACAAGAATATTTTTAGCATTAGGATTAGTAGATGTACCTAGATATTCTGTTGCCCATAAAAAGTTTTGGAAACTGGTTAATCTTGCACCTGGTGTTGTAGAATCACAACTTTCATTATTAATGTTACGATATAATGGTTTTAATTTGCCAAATATCATTCGATATGTGCCAATAGGGAATTTATAATACTCAAATCCTCCTTCACCAGAAACTGCTTCTACATTATCAGGCATTTCATAACCTGCTTCTTCATAAAAATTACGTTCTTCTGACATTTGTTGCTCCTAATTATTTGGTTGGATTAATAAATTTGTTCATAAACTTTTCTTTATCACTTTGTTTGATAAACAGAATATATAATTCTTCATGTTTATTTTGTGGAACTTTAGGCAGAACTTCATCTACAAACTTTTTTGTTTGTTCTTCATTTGGTAATGTGGCGTACCAATCTTCAAACACTTTTCTGCTTGTAATTTGACTAAATTCTGATAGAATATATTTTTGTGTATATTCTGGTTTATCTTTAATATATTCTTTTATTATTTCTGTCAAATCATTACCCATAGCATCAGTATCATCTTCACCTGTCATTATACCAAAACCATTAGCAAATACATATCTTTTAGCATAAGATTGGGTTGCACCATATACTTGAGGATCAGACATAACCCCAGTTTTTGTTACAAATGGCATAAATTGAGTGAACACTTCTGAATGTCCCATTATATGGGATATAGTCATTTGCACTTCTAATCCACTAATCCCTTCTTTTTGGATATAAACAGGTGTATTAAGAAAATAACTAAATCCACATTCTGCTATTAATTCTTTAGTTTGTTCTACCATGTCCTCAATAGGAGCATATTTATATGCGACTTCTCCAGTCTTAGTTTTACCACCTTCTTTCTTACGTTTAATGATAGGACATTTAGATTGGAAATCAGCCATTGACTGGATATAAGCCTTACGTGCTTGTCTTTCATCCCATCTTTCTTGCAAAGCCATTATTCTTTCTAAGACTTCTACACCAGCATTATTTTGTAATGCAATCTGCAATAGATCGCCTATCTGTTGAGGATGCTGTGGAACAATTTCTCGTATTTGAGAAGGATGGGAAAGAATAATTTGCGATATTATTTTCCCATCTTCTGGAGAACCGATAATTTCTTTTTCTTCTGCCATTTTATTGTCCCTTTATTTCACCTAATAAATTAGATTCTTCTATAAAATATACTGTATAAGAATCTTCACATTGGAATAATGAATCATATTTATGAGGAATAAAATCTTTATTATTTAATAATACTCTATATTTATGAGAAGGTTCTTTGAGTTTATGAATATCTTCAATAACTCTATCTCTTTCTTTTTCACATAGAATTTTATGATACTCTAATAATTGTCTATTAGTAGAGCCACATACTAACCACTGTTTAGCGGAATCATCTTCTCCTGTTCTACCTTGTAAAATATATAATTTAGTTGGCATTTTTCACCTATAACATGTTTTTAATGTATTGATATAATTCAGAAGTTTGTGCTACATCAATGATATTTTTATCGATAACTTTTTGCATAAGACCTGGTTGATACCAGATACCAATTTTATTACCATCTCTTTCCAAAGAATCTGTTATCCCAAATCTATATGCCCACTCTACTAAACTACCACTGCCAAACCATTGATAAACATCAAGATGTGGAGTATGCCTATACTTAGATAGGTAATCTGACATTGAAAATCTTCTAGGTAGTGTAATTTTTTTCATCAAAGAACGATTCATTATAAATGGTAAATCAAATAATTTGCCATTATAAGTAACAGTATCAACATTATTTAATGTATATTTACCAAATATATCCCAAAATTCCTTTAGAATATCAGGTTCATCACCAGCCAAACCTTTGTAATAAACTTCTTTACCATTAGATAAATTAAATTTATTGGTAAAATTTAGTTTGGAATCATCTGTCATAAGACCAATTAAAATAATTTTACCTGTTAATGGTGATAATGCTAATTTGTCCATTGCTTCTAATTTAGCTTCAGATATATATTTTTCTATTTTATCAGCATCTTTCCAGTTAGAAGGTGCTTTTATTTGTCCTACTTTCCATTTCAAATAATTTTCTGGTAAATCATCTTGATAAGTTTCAATATCAATAGTAAGCATATTATTTCTTCCTGTTTTTAGATTTTATAATTGGTTTTTTAATTTCCACTTTCGTAAAAGTACATTCAATTTTACTCCGATAAGCAGTATTATTGTACTCAATAGCTTCTTTTAATGCTATTGTGATTTCACTGTTAAGTTCTAATAATTTCTCAATAGATTTTCTTACAATCTTCTTAACAGGTGCTGATTTTTGTTTTTCTAATAATTGTTTTTCAGTTTCTGAAATAGCGACAATATAACAATTATCATTTTTTTGTGGTGTTTTGATAATTTGCATTTTACTTTCCAAATAAATAATTATTTAATTTGATTGAAAATTTACGAGCATCTAAAAATGCTTTTTCACTCCATTTTTTTATTATAGGAGAATATAATTCAATGTATTGAAGTTCTGACCAATTATCAACATCATAACTTGATAATTTAGGTGAAAATTTATATTTTTGTGGTATAAGATATTCCATACTATTTCTTAAACGAGAGGTTTTCGTATCGGCAAGAAATATATTATTATATAGTTTTAATACTGAAGTGAAAATAGCTAAATTTGTGCATTCTTTACCAGTGAAGAAAAAAGAATCAAATATAACAAAAGCTATATTATGCTTAGATGAAAAATGCCCATCAAGATTATTAATACTTTCAAGCATTGGTTGGATGATTACTGTCTCTGAAGAAGGTAAAATGATATTCATTAGAGGAAAAGGAGAATAATAAAGAGTATTTGCTTTAGAATACCAGCATAATTGGGGTGTTACACCAAAATTTGTTTTAATATTCTCTACAAATATTTCATTGGAAATGATTTTAGGTCTTTCTGACCAAAAACCAAAAGTTTTATCATTAGATAAAACAGTATAACCAGCAAAATATTCTTCTTTATTTTTCTTGGCGAATAGTGGGAGAACTTCCACTTTATTAAAAGTGGATTCTATATCTGTGGTAAGCATCTTAACTCCAGTTTTAGATGATTAAAAAAAAAGAGGACAGAGCTACTGTCCTCTCTATAACATAACGCTGGAGTTCGTTATGGATTAGCAACTTCTTCTTTAACAACTTCCTTTTCTTTAATCATTGGAATTGCAAATGATACTCTTGCACCTTTTACGAGAGAATTAATTAATTTGACTCCATCATAAATAGCATTAACAGCGGCTAAATAAACATCGATATGTTCGGGGGGAACACCTCTTTCAAGACCAGCTTCTGGAGTATTCAATCTTTTTCTATCAGAACCTGAAGAATCAGATGTTTTTGAGTTCGTCTTTTTAATAGCACCATTTGTATTACAAAATACAAGAAATTGTTCGAGAGTGAATTTACCTTCAGCAATTTCATCTTTATATTCTTCAGCAAATTTTTCAAATTCACTTGGGAAAATAACAATACCATTATTTTCTTTAGCAAATTTGATATGGGTTTTCACTTGTTCATCCGTTAATAACCCTTGTCTTGACATATCAAAATATGTCTTTAATTGAGAAAATCTACTTGTACGTTTCTCTCTTGTTGCCATGATCTTGTTCCCTTTTGTTTGATTGATTAATATATTATTATTATAATAATAACCTAAAAGGTTATTTTAATAAATACTAATATATATTAAAAATATCTTTTGTCAAGTACCACCTATTATAAATTACCTTTTTTATCATCTATCAAATACCAATCCTGGACTTTCACTTCTTTATTCAAAGATGATATTATAGTAGTTTCATTACTTATTTTATTAGCCACTGCTAATTCATTTATAAGAGGTTGTAATAAATCTTTTGTAGTTACTGTACCATCTTCTTCTATAAGCCTGGCAGTAGCATTAGATAATATTTGTATTTCGATTATCATTATGATATATTCCCTAATAATAACTGGATTCTTATATATTCTTCTGATGAAATTGCTTCATTGGCTTTTAACATTTCCAAAAATGATTCTATTGCTATTTCAGGTTTTTCTTCTTTACCTAAGAAGTAAGTCTTAAATGTTTGTTTAGTATAATCATATACTATTCTTATAGTACCATTACTTAATTTAGATTGCAAAACATAACCTCTAGAATTAGGCTCATGTGGGGTGTATATTGTTTTTATTACATCTTTAAGTTTTTCTAATTCTTGGAGGACTTCTAATATTGCAACATCTCGTTCTTGTTCTTGTGTAGTTGGTGGGGTATAGGAACTTTCACCCATTTGTCTAATATTCCCTTTTATATAAGCTTCATTAGCAAAATATCCTGCGCCTCCTTCGTAAATACCAAATTTAGGCGTTCCTGATGTAGGCACTGGTGCAGTTACAGGTTCAATTTTAAGTTTCTTCTCCACTTCCTTAGACACTTTAGCATCTTCATAATATGGTTCTAACTCAACATCATAATATACAGGAGAAGGTAATGCCACAGAAAATCTTCCACCACTTTTAGACATAGATAATCTAGCAGAATATTGATTATTACAATTTACGATTATTGTGATAACCATTGGTAAAGGTTGTAAAAATTCTTCTATCTGATCTAAATCGGTCTTAGATGGAGTTGGAGACATATCCACATGACTATGCCAAAATACGATTAAATCAGAAATATCATATTTAATATCTTTTGTTATAACATCACTGATTGTGTCAGCAGTACATCCTGTTACAGTTTGTTTAACTAATGGAGCAAGTTTATATATACCATTTTCTTCGTTATAATGTCCCCAGCCAGCTATCTCGCTTTTATAATGGAATTTGGCATAAGCCGCATATTGTTGTATCTCATATAACACTTTTGCATTTATTGGTATTTTGATTTTACTATTTATTTTTTCCATATTATTTCCCTATATTTGATAATACAGATGGGACATTTGGCAAATCTTCTGGAGAAGTATGCACTTCTTCTTGCAAATTGTCTAAGTTCATCTGAGTATTTTTTGATAAATCGATCATATCAAAATTAGGGTTTGCCACCATCACATAAGATTGCCCTATTTTCATGTCATATACTGTATGTAAAGAAGCATATTCTAAATCCATTGCATAAGTTCTATAACGAGAAGTTATAGCACCAGCTATTGTTAAACTTACATCACAAATACTCTGCCCTGAACATGGTAATGGTAAAGCCATGCTATTAGAATGCAATGTACTTTTATAAAAATCAATATGGGAAGTATGCTTGATATCACAATAATATACATTCGCATATAAACCACCAATTCTTGGGTCAATAATAAGAGTGCCATTATTAATATAATGGGTAGAATTAGTAATTTTATCAAAAATAAATCTTCTTACTTCCATATCATCAACAGATGTAATAAAAACAGAACAATCTTGTAACTCATCAAAATCAATTTGTTCTATTTTTAGAGGATAAACAGTAATTTTGACATCTTTTACCATCAATTTAATGGTAGCTTCCAATACAGAAGTTTTGAATAATCCTTCTGTTAAATTTAGGCTCTGTGCAAAAAATTGGTTTGGTAAATTATGAGATTCAACAGTATCATAATCAATTAATACTAATTCTTTAATGCCTAAAGTAGCTAATCCAAGTGCCGCATAACTACCGATTGCACCACATCCAATGATACATGCTTTAGATTTTTTATCAAAATCAGGTTTATAAAAGTCTAAACCTCTCCAATGTTCAGGTATAAGTTTTTTCTTGTTTTCTGTATTAATTGCTGTTTCCATTTTGTCTCCATTTTACTATTGAATATTCTAAATTAATTTTTTCAAATGTACCACGTTGTGTATAAGGTATTAGAACTTTTATAACATCACCCACTATACCATGAGTTTGACATATAACTTCATTATTGTTATTTATAGAACATAATATATCTCTATTATGCTTACCTTCTTTTTTACAGTAAGGACAAAAATCAATAGTCCTATATTCAGTAATATTATAATCTATCCTTTCATATTCTTCTCTTAGATTAGTATGTACTGTTCTACCAAACAGAGGAGAACCATATTGGTTATAGCATGATATTGTATTTTCATGATTTCTGCATATCCAATTACTAGACATTTCCCCTATTTCAAGTTTTTCATTACATAATGGACATAGTTCTTTATCTTCAGATAATTTTTGTAATATTTCGGTTTTACCAAATCTTTCTTCAGAACATTCACATAAAGGATTATCACAATAATATTTCCTTATACCATTTACAATTTTGGTAGTAACAATTCCTCCACATATCCGACATATTGCTTTATATAAAGGAGATTGATCACATTTTATATTTTGACAATATGTAGAATCTTTCGATATTGTCCCACAGGCAGGGCAAGTATAACATGTAGGGCATTTTAATTGTTGCGTAGATTCATCCCAAATCATTTTTGAATCACAACTAGGGCAAGATTTAACAGTCAGAGGATTTTTAATACAATCTTGTGTTTCACAATAATTACCATAATAATAATTACCACATTTTGGGCATTTACGAGCATTTTTCATAATTTTTTTCACATAATATATCATTTTTTCTTCTTCTGACATTTGGTCAGTTGGATATTGTATCATATCAGAATTTCCATCTAATGCTCGTAATATGGGTGCAATATCTTTTATTTTTGAATAAGCAGATCCACTATTATAACAAGATAATGCTTCTTTATAAGTGAGGAGTAAAAAAGGTAAATCCATTTGTGTTGTATATAACATAGCATCTGAATCTCTATTGCCAAAGCATATAGAGTTAGATGTAGTATGGGGGTGCAAGGTAAAATCAGTTATTGTACTCCAATCCCATTTGCTATTATAATCCCAATTCTTAAAATAATAGTGAATAGCTATTAAATCATAATCTTCATCTAAACAAATAGCAATATCTCGATAATTGATATAGCCTTCAATATCATCACCACATCTTATTGCCCCAATATGGTAATATGTATCTTCTCCACGTTTTTCAATCTTAATCTTTAATTTTTTGAGAAGTTTATTATTTTCAGATATAGAAGGTAAATTAAAATTACCATATTTGGATATTTTACTAACAATATCTTTTTGAATGCTTTTTATTTGCTTAATATAATATAAAATATCATAATGAACATTTATATTATTATTGAATTTTTTCACAATCAAATCAGTAATTTTTGGGTTATTATATGTTCTAATAGCATATATTTTCACCATCACAAGAAATAAATTATCTTTATTTTTTTCGGAAGTGTAAATTCTCCCTTTGGGATTTTTATTATCATAATAAATATTACCATATTGGGAATAATTATTCATTAATAAATAACGTCTATCCTTATCATAAAAAAGAGAATGAACATCACTTAATACATCGTCTATTTTATCAAAAGGTACTTTTAATGCTAAAGCTAAAGCCATTTTTTCATTATTATCGAATAATAATGGCTGACTTGCTATAAACTCCATTTTTATTCTCCGTTTTGAATAAAAAAAAATGGAGATAACCATTATCTTTTAATGATTATCTCCGTGAATTACTAATTAATTAGCAGATTTAGAAGGGAAACCAATTCTAACTATATCATTTTTTACTAATGTATAGTCAGAAGCAACTTTAGAACCATTAACTGTAACATCATAATTGCCCAATCCTCTGTCCTCGATTAGTTTAGATAATGATGTTGCTACTTTAACTGTTTCTGGTAAACTACCAGGTATATGCAGTTTAATTGAAACAGTCTCTACTTTAACTGCTTTTTCTTTTTTAGCAGTTGTAGTAGATTTTTTACTTTTAGCTAGTGTTGAGCTACTTTTTTTAGTAGGCATAACTACTCCTTTTTATGTTATTAATTCCTTAATGATAAACATTAAGGTTAAATGATGTTTTTATCAATTAAATTTTTTATTATAGCATATAATAATATAATAATAATAAATATTAAATATATATAGCTATCACGCCATTTCATTTTAATCTTCTTAATTCTCTTAATTCTAATTTAGATAATGCCAGTTGTTTTTTCTCATATCTGGACAATAGCACTCTCAATCCATGTATTATGCATCTTGCATCTGGATTTTTGGTTATTTTTTGTTTGCGTTTACATTGAGAACAATTAGACATATTAATTAACTTTTAGATTTTATTGGTGTTGTGTACCATATATTTTTAGCAGGATTAAACCATTGATAAGGTAAATTATCAGGTACATTAGGAAAATATTTACGATAATGTTCTGGGTCTTTTCTTACCAGATTAGATTGATGGGATAAATGAAATGATTCATTGCCAAACCAAGATGGTAGAAACAATCCGAATTTTTCATATTTTCTTATTTGGGGCAAACAATTATCATTAAAACCACGTTTTATCCATTCAGCACATATAATTTCTCCATAAAGAATTAATCCACTTTGATAATCTTTCCACATTTTAACTATTGGATGGTTTTGCCATCCATAATTATGATCATTTAATGCTTTTAATATTTGTAAACATTCAACACGTTGTTTGCCTAAACGTTTATTATCCAGACATTGTACTGAACTAATGAAATCAGAATATGGTAAAAATGTTTGCATAATAATTCCTATTTATTACTAGCTGATGTAAAGGGAATCGAACCCAACAGTTGTTAAATATGCGATATACTCAAATTTTAGCTGTGACCGTATGGCTATCGATTTCAGTAAATATTACTTACTTCCTAAGTGCTCGGAATGAGGCGTCCTTTATATTGTATATAGAATATTCTTTAAGTGGCAACCTTTTGCTACATCAGTCAAAACATTAAATCTGCTCCTCCATTTCTGAAGGAGCATTCACGGAGATACCTTAATCTATCGGGAGATGATAGACTAAGAATTTATATAAAACCATATCATTAACAATAATGCCAATACGAGTAGAATATTGAATAATAGTCTCATTTATTCTCCTCTAATGTGCCATTAGGAGTAACAACTGTATCAGATTTTTCTTTATCACAATTACAATTACCGCAATTACAATTCTGTTGTTCTAAAGCTTCTTGTTCTTCATATTCTTCTCTGGTAAGAGTTTCAAATGTCATCATCTCTCGTATTTCATCTGATGATATGTTCTTATCTAACATCATGAGTAATCGTATAGCAGCTTCACTAATTTCGTGTAATAAATTCATTACAATAGATTTAATAATGTATTTTCTTTCTATTTCATCGAAAATATTAAATTCTGAATTATTCTCAATAAAATTAGTCATAAATTGTTCAGCATTAGCAATTTGCTTTTTAACTGCAACAGTTGAGGATATTTCTTTTGCTTTAATTAATTTCTCATTTGGAGAAATAGTATCATTATCAATAATTTCTTTAATTTGGATATTTTTTTCCACAAAATTTGTCATTGTTTCTTGGAAATATTTTCCAATTTGATTTTGTTTCTGGACAAGTTTATCAATTTCTTTCCATTTTGGATTGAGCAAAGCATAAACTTCTGCTTCAGTAGGTGATTGTTTGAAATAATCATCTGCTTTCATTTTAGGTATCTCCTGTGATTTGTGATTAATTAATATATCATATTTTAGTTATGATTAATAATATTAATAATGCAATAACTAAAAATATAAATCTTTTTATATGTTCTAATGTTCTATCGCTGAATAACCAGTGAACAATTAGTTCATCTAAACCTTCACAGACAATAAAATCCATCTCTTCGGATTTTGGTATGTCATTAATGTTAGTATAAACTCTATTGGAAGGTGTTAAATAATAGACTTGAATTTTCCGTTTCTTATCCAAAGGATAGCTCCAAATAGTCTAATTTCGTTCATAGATAGGGCTACAAGCCCTTTAATTTAGGTTTCCGATAATTATATCGGGTAATTGAAGAAAGTCCCTCTAATAGCCTCTAATTGATTATTCTCAATTTGAGACAATTAATCTTCGATAATAACATCTTTAATAGCATTATTGTAAGATTTTGAGTTTTGCAATAATGCAATATTGTAAATAGTTTCAAATTGGGTGACCATTTTATTAATATTTGCAAATTGTGATACTCTAAAAGTGACTCCTCTAAAATAATCAAATATAATATATTTGACATCTAAAGAAATTGCTTTCTTTTTTGCTTGCGATAAGGCATCATATAAATCTATTCCGGTATCAAATTCTACTCGGATAGATATACTGTTTGGGAATTGAGCCATATATTACCTCTTATAGCAGACAGACACACGTTAATATGAGTGCTATCTCTTTTAATTATTGTATGTCTGTCTTGGGTAGTTAGTTATTTATTCTGCTCACTATTTATACTGACTTGCAACAGTTTAGATTTATCATCTAAGTTAGTTTAGAACAGGTTAGACTTGAAATATTATTAAATTAATTTACTTTTATCCAATACGGATGGCTTAAGCCTGCCATTCCTTTTGAATTTTCTGTTAAAGTTTTGCCTAAATTTTGGGTGTGAAATACTTCGGTTAATTTAGAAGGTGAAAAAACTTTATTTTCGTTATTTACGACTACAGGATTTTTACCTTCTTCGTGCAATACGGTAAATATTTCACCAAATTCAATTCCTTGATAAGATAAAGTTACTTTATCACCGTTTGCGAATTTATAACGGTTAGAATTAGTTACTCTTCCTGCAACAATTTTTCTACCTTCGTAGTATTTTCCGTTAAATAATAAAATTGAAGTTGCGTTTAAGCTGTCGGCAGTTTCCTTTTTCTTATTTTGGATTGCAACATCTATTTTATTGATTTCTTGGATTTTATTCTGTATATCTTCAAAAGAAGATATTTCTTTTAATTGCAACATCAAATTTTGCTTTTCTTCCAATAATAATTCTATTTCTAAATTTTTATTAGATTCAAAATTGTCTTTGTATGCTTGTATATCGATTGCAAGCTGTTCGTTTTTTAGAAGTTCCATTTTTTATCTCCGTTGTGATTTTATTCAAGTCTAACCTTTAATTAGTAGGTTATCAGTCAATCTGTCAATAAACAAAGTTATCTATATTATAACAATATACGTGCCAAGTTTATAAAATCTTAATATAATACAATTTAACACCAATATTGTATTGATATAGTACAAAATAAGGCTAAATGATCCAAATTGATAGGTAAATTTGTACAAGATTACCGGTAATTATTACTTATTTTATAGAAATCGCCAAAATAGCTCATAAACGCAATATATTTATTTTCTTACACGTATTGACAAAATTTAATTTTGTACTTAGTTTTGTACCGGAGGTACAAAGTAATTTAATAATATATTATATATATAATAATAAATAATATTATATATATTTATTATTAAATGATATATATAAATAATAATATTGATAATTAAATTTTTGTTAATTGTATGCCAAAAATAGATTTTAATAAAAACTTAAATACATATAAAGATTATAGAAGTAAATATAACATCAATAGATTAAAAATTCTTACTCTAATAGGTAATACAGTTAGTTATATTTATATCAACCAAAATAAAAAATTTAGTTCTAAAGATATAGATAATTTAGCTGTAATGACTTATGGTAAAACTGATAAAAATTTAAGAAAGGTTATATACACTATGTTAAATAATGAAATAGTAAAAGGAAAGATAAATGATAAGTTAATTGATCTATTAACTTCTAAAGGTATAACACCAAATAATAAAATAGTATCTCTATTAGATAAAGGTGAAGAATTAGTTAAATCTACTAATGATGCTTTATCTTTAATAAGATTTTATAAAGAAATAGATGAAGAGAATAAGATAAAGTTAAAAGAAACAAGAACTTATGATAATTTTGAGAAATATAAAAATGATATTCCATCTACTATTACTCAGGAGAAAATAGGTGAAATAAATATAAATGATATACCTATTAATACAAATTTAACACAAGAAAATTCTAATAGAAATGAAGGGGGTATGGGGGAAACATATACCCGTACGGATGATGAGGAGAGACAAGAGTAAACTCCACAACAATTTTTTCATTTTTATCACACATAAATAAATAACTATGAAAATCTCATTAATAAAATCCAATAAAATTACAGATAATTCTCTTCCTCCGTCTAATTTATCAGAGATGATTTCTAAAAAATTTTCACAAAAAAATTTTAAGATTCAACCTGTTAATATTAATCCAGATTTATTCTGCAGATTCTTATTAAAATATGGTTATAATGGTTCTTATATTAAAGATGGTGTTAAAATTACTATGTTGCATACTAAATTCGGTGTTATTCAATTAATTAATTGAGGTGTTAAATGACAATTTTATTAGAAAGTGAATTTAATATTGGTGATAAAGTTTGTTCAGTGTTAGATGAAGATAATGAACGTCCTTCATTAATAACTGGTATTGGTATATCTAAAATTGATAATAATGGTGTGGTTATATATTATTATTATGATTGTATTGATATAAATGGTACAATACAAGGGTATAAACCAGAAGAATTAAAATCATATATTAGAATGGTGAAATAATGAAAATATCTAAAAGATATGAGCAATTTAGAGAAGCTGTGAATGTTTTGCAAACTACTGATCAAGATTATGTTAAAATTGATGATTTTGTAATTGTTAAAAGAAAAGTATGGGAATCTTCAGTAGAAAGAGTTAAAAATGCTTTAGATGCTAGAGAAAGAATTGATAAAGCTATTTATACTGGTAATACTGTGGCAAATAGTTAAATAAATATTTTATAACACCTATTGACAATTAAAATTTTAATATTATATTTACAATAAAGCTGAAAAAATTTTTATGACTTAACACAAAGTGGATTATCGATAATGACTAGAGAAGAAGTCATACAAAACTGCGCTAATAGTCTTACTTATCTCGGTAAAGCGATAAGTCCACAAACCTATTATCTTCCTTCGCCTCCTTTCCATTATGAAATAGATTCCCTCCTAACTAATAGAAAAATCACACAATTATTACTTGAAGCTCCTAGAGGAACAGCCAAATCTTCTAAAGCTGTTACTGCCATATTTGATCATATTATTTTTGATTCTGGTGATAAATTTGTCGTCATACAATCTAAAACAAGACCAGAAGCTATTAACAGATTAACTAAAATTAAGAATGTATTAAATTATGGTGAAAATTTTATACAATTATTTGGTTATGCTGGTGAAGAAAAAGCTGAAATATGGCGTGAAGATAAAATAAAGGTTAAAATTAATGGTTGGTGGGTAACAATTAAAGCTATCGGCACAGGTCAACCTGTACGTGGTGCTCTTGAAGATGATACTCGTATTACTTTATATTTACTTGATGATCCTGATGATGAATTGAATACTATCACTAAAGAACAAATGAATAAAAACTTTGATTATTTCTTAGGTGGTCTTGCTGGTCTTGATAGAAGAAATGGTCGAGTTATTATAATTGGTACACCTATTAGAGAAGGATGTATTGTTATGCGTCTTAGAGGTGCTACTAATTGGGTTACGAGAGTATATAAAGCTTATGATGAAGAGACAAAGACTTGTTTATGGGAAGAAATGTATCCATACGAATGGTTAATGAGTAAAAAACGTGAATTAGAAGAATTAGGTAAATTATCTAAATTTTATTCTGAATATCAATGTGAGATTGTTGGCGATGAAGATAGATTATTAAAGAAAGAATATTTAAGATGGTATGATGGTTATTTGACAATGATTAATGGATTCCAATATTTAGTTATTACACATGAAGGTGATACAGAATTTACTATTGAAAAATTACTTGTGGATAAAGTTTTACCAGTTAATACTTTCTTAGGTGTTGATCCTGCTTCTTCTACTAGACAAACAGCAGATTTTTCTGTTACAATGCCCATAGCTTATTCAGGTAAAAACATTTATATGCAAGATTATTTTCGTGGTAGAGTTACTCCAACTGCTCATGCTGAACAAATTATTAGTGCTATTAAATTTTATAAACCTACACGTGTTCATGTAGAAACAGTTGGCTATCAAGAAATGTTACGTGATTATTTAAGAAAAAGATTAAAAGAAGAGAATATATATGTAATGGGCTTAGAGACTAAGATTAACCCACGTACAGAAAAATCTTTACGATTAGAAAGTTTGCATCCATATTTATATAATAATATAATATGGGTTAAAAAAAGTCATACAGAATTTGTTGAAGAAATGATTACCTATCCTAGAGGCAAACATGAAGATACACTTGATGGTCTTGAGCTAGCAACTAAAAGATTAATTTCTCCATCTCATTCTTTAGATGATAGAGAAATTAAAAAATCAGAATTTTCTGCTGTATTAGAAGATTACGAAGATAAATATTTACAAAATGATAATAATAATTGGATGTTAAACTAATGGCAGTTACTAAAGATTTTAAGTGTGATAATTGTGGCAAAGAAATTGAAGTCAGGATTAATCCTAATGCTGATAATCCTAAATGTCCTGTTTGTGGTAAAGATACTCATTGGTTACCTAAACCTAATGATAAAGGTCATCATATATCTTATGCTCTAAGAGTTAAATGTGATGGTTTTGATAATAAGGTACATGTATAATGGAAAAAACTAAAGATGTTTTAGAATCAGAGAAATTATTTTTAGAATATTCTTCTGGTAGCAGACCAAATTGGAAAAAACTTGCATTAGAAGATAGACAAACTAAAATTAATGCTTGGAAGAAAGAACACCAGAAAGTTCTTGAAAGTCGTGGTCAAATGGCTATACCTGTTAATGAAATATTACCAAGTATAGATTTGATCATTGCTGAACTTACTGAAAATCCTCCACGTTTTTCTGCTATGGGTATTGAAAAATCTGATTCTGCTTTAGCTTCTAAAGTTGCTAAATTATATGATTGGATATGGTATGTATCTAAAGGAGAAGCTAAAATTGATAAATTTAGTAGAGATTTAATAGAAATAGGTTTATCTGCATTTTTAGTATATGTTGATCCTTATGCTGATAATGGTAAAGGTGAAATATGTTTTATTGATATTGACCCAATAAAAGAATTATATCTTGACCCTTCAAGTAAAGATCAAGATTCATCTGATTCTTCTAATATTATCATTTCTAAAGTTTTGCCAATGGCTAAGATACAATTAATGTATCCTGAAATTAATTTTACTAATATTGAGAAAGCTGGTATAGAAAGTTTTACAATAGAAGGAGCTGATAATACAGGTCAAGTTATTAATTCAATAAATCCTAATAACCAAGAAGGTGCTAGATTAATTGATAGATACACAAAAATTAAAATTAAACGTTATCATGTTATTGATGAAATAAGTTCTTATGAGGGAATATTTGAAGATGAAGATTCATATAAAAAATGGGCTTCAGAAGAAGCAATCATTTTAACTACTCCTGGTCAAGAACAATATGTACTTGATCCTGTAAATATTGACAAATTGAAACAAGTTATGTCTCAATATGGTCAAATTATACATGCTGAAATAAATCCTAATAATATTGAAGCACCACCACAAATATCAGTCGGGATGGAAAATAATAGTCAGTTTTCTATCGATGGTACTACTACTGTTATTTCTTTAGTTAATAAACAAAAATTAGTTGATGATAATATAATAAAATTAGATTTTCCTCTTGTTGATAGGATAAAAAGAGTTCTGTCAGTAGGTGGTTTAGAAATTGCGAATGAAATTCTCCCCATACGTGATTATCCAATTATTACTTGTATGCTTCATCATGATAGAACTCCTTATCCTATGGGAGATATAAGAATAGCCACACCACTACAACAACAACTTGATAAATTAAGCAGTTTAATCACAACTTATTTGCAGAATATTACAAATCTTAAACTTATTATGCAAAAAGATTCTGCATCACGTGCTACTGTTGAAACTGCTTTACAACAAGCTGGTGTTTCTGTTATTGAAGTTGATATGGAAAATGGTGATACAGCGCCTTTCCCATTACAATATCCATCATTACCAAATGCAGTATTTGTAGAAAAACAAAATATTATTCGACAGATACAAAGGATTATTGGTTCTTATGGTTTCCAAGATGGAGAAGTAACTTCTGCCCCCCGTACTCTTGGTGGTACAATGCAAATAGATCAAATGATGCAACGTAGAGCATCATATAAGCAAAGAAGAATAGAAGCTTCATTAAACCAAATGGCTAAAGTAATCAGTCAATTTATACCTAAAGTTTATACTACTTCCAAAATGATAAGAATTATTGCGCCTAATCATACAAATATTTCTGAAGTAGTGTTTAACCAAATTTCGATGGATAAAGAAACACAAGATATAAAATTATTAAATAATATCACAAATATTGAATTTGATGTTCGTGTTATTTCTGGCTCTATGTTACCAACTAATCGTCAGCAAGATTTAAGTATTCTTACACAAGCTTATCAAAATGGTATAATGCATAGTAATTTACCAATATTAGAATTGTTGCCTATTAATGATGTAGAAGAAGTTATAGAACAAGAAAACCAAATTTCACAAATGAGTAGTGCTATTAACCAACTAGAAGAAAAGAATAAATCTTTAGAAGGTTTAATACAAACATTACAACGTGAAAATATTCAGAAAGAACAAAAAGTTCAAGAAATGAAAACACAAACTGAATTAAAACAATTAGTTAATGAATTAAAATTAGCAGTCTCAATGGCTAAAGGTAAAGTTAGCAACATAAATAATAATAAAAATAAGAATAATATGGTTAAGGCATAGCACACCATATAAGGAGAAAAAATGTTAAAAGAAGGCAAAAATCCATTTAGTTCTGATTCTGAAAAAGAAAATCTCGATGAACAAGATATTAATAATAACTTGAATCCTGATGATTTTGAATTAGAAAATGATTCAGAAATTTCTGATGAAGATATTAAAAAACTAGCTGATAATAAATCTAATGAAAAATTCATTAAAGCTTACAGAGATTTACAACGTAAAATGTCTGAAAGAAATACTGCTTATAATGAAGCCACGCAACGTGCAATAGTAGCAGAAAAAATGAATAAAATTTTAGCTGATTTAGCTAATAACAAACAAAATATCCAAGAAAAAAATAATACTCAAGAAATTCAAAAGCCTGTTAAACCAATTCGTCCTCCAGGATATTCCAAAGCTGATGCGATAGCTTATCCAGATTCTGATTCTGGCAAATATGATTTAGCAATCGAAGAATATTATGAGAAAAAAGAGCAATATGATGAATTTGAAAAAACTACATTGCGAAATCAATTAGGTGATTTGAACAAGAGTTTTGAAGAACGTAAAAATGCTGACTTACAAAATCAAGATTTAGCAAGACGTAAATCTGCTCTTATATCAAGATTATCTAAAAAAACAGGTGGTGATGTGAGAAAAGCTTCTGAAGTATTTGAGTTTGTCCAAAAATCAATGGTAAAAGATGAAGATCAATTTTATATTGATTTATATGAAGCTTCATTAGCAAAAAATAATTCTAATCAGAGGAAGAACAATGGAGAAGAAATAACAAGCCAGAGAGGTTATAGACCATCAGCAAGAGAAATAGTTAGTTTTAACCATAATCTTGATGATAAAGATGAACAATCTGGTTTTATGAGTGAAATTAAAAATCGTAGAGCAAATAATCATAGTTTATTTGAAACAAGAAAATAATAAAATTGCGAGGTAATAAATGGCAAGAGTAACAAAATCCCTATTTGAAGGTGGTGTATCTTCTAAATTATGGTTGGATAGAAGAGATTTTTATCCTGAACCTGATACAGTAGCAGAATTATATTCTGATATTACTCCATTTACAACTGTTATGTATCAATTAGAAGTAAAAACCACAAAAGATCCATTATATAAATTATTCGAGCATGAAACAACTGCTATTAAGAGAGAATTTAGTATTTCAACGGCTTCTGAAACTATTAATTCTAGTGGTGCAGAATCTAATGCTTTAACAATTACTGGTACACCTATTGGGCTTCCTGCTAGTATTGATGCTTCTTGGGAAGGTCTAATATGTGAAGTCTATAACTCTGGCAAATCTACATTAAAAGGTCAGGTTATGATTTCTAATGCCACTTCAAGTTCTACTTTCAAATGTAAAGAAATGGCTGGAGTAAGTTCAATTACTACTGCCGCTAGTGATGTTTTTGTAGTTCTTTATAGAGCTAGAGGTGAAGGTTCAGTAGCACATGAAGGTACAAATGATGAATTATCAACTGTTTGGAATAGTGTGGGTTTCTTCTCTGATTCTGCAGAAATTACAAAAGATTTGGACATGGAAGGTTATTTACGTGGTTATTCTAAAGAAATGGCACGTTTAAGAGAAGAAATGTTCAAGAGATATAAAATTTCTAAAGAAGAAGCATTTCTTAAATCAGTTTCAACAGTTGGTACTAATTTAGATGGTTCTGGAACATTTTCAGAAGCTTCTTTAAGAACATTAACCGATTCTGCAGGTAATGCTGGTGTAGTTAGAACTACTTATGGTTACATCCCTATTCTTAGAAGATGGGGAACAGTATGGACAAATAATACTGATACTCCAGATGCTAATATATTTAGAATGCCTGAAGCATCATTTGATTTCCCAACATTAACAAATACTTCGGAGATAATTTTTGATAAACGTGAATCTCAAGAAGCTTTTGGTTTTTGTGGTCGCACAGTAATGTCGATAGTTTCTATACAAGCTGCAAGTTCTGATAAGAAATTTGGATGGTTAGGCAAAGTTGAATTAGGAGACCAAAAATGGAATACATTAGGATTTGTTGTAAGAGAATTACAAACTCCTCATGGTATAATCTATTTAACACCTACTAAATCTCTAAGAGGAACTTATGCTAAAACTATGGTGATCCCGAACTTAGATAGAATTGGTATTATGGAACGTAGAGCTGATTTTTACAGAAATGATGTTAAGACTGATAATGATTATGAAGGTGTAAAAGATATTATGAAAGGTCAGCAAGGTCTAAGATTTAATTTACTTAAAACTCAACATATGTATGAATTTCAATAATTAAGGAGAATTATTATGGCTTTAACTCAAGGTGCTTGGAGTGTGTTATCTTCAGGTTCTAGTTCTTCTGGAACAGTAGTTTGGAAATGTAATGTTGCTTTTACAACAGCAGAAAATGATGCTTATACATTAAAAACTCCTAAAGAATTAGATACAAAAAAACAGTGGAATTTATTAATATTAAATGCCGCAACACCTGACGGTTCTGCATTACCAGTAGATTTATGGGGAGGTTATGCTCCTAATTTTGCTTTAAGTGGTGATAGCACTACAGTAACTGCTACTAGTGGATTCAAGATTAAACAAATTCTTGATGATTGCGTATTAGCTGTTACTAATGCTTATCAAATTACTATTGATCCCCAATTACCAGTTGCTGATGTTGTTGCAGTTGCCTCAATAGCTTCTGGATTAAAAGTAAGAGTCCCTGTATTACCATTTTATGCTATCAATCTTAATGGTGCTTCTACTCTTAATGCTACAAATTGTGATTTCTATATTATTCAACAGCAAGGATAAATAAGAGGGGTGTGAAAACACCCCCTTATCTAAGAGGTCAAAATGGCAGGTTCATTACAATCCAGAATACAAGTTTATACAGGTACTATAATAGATACTACTAATTTAACAGATTTAATTAATGCTTCAATAAGAAGTTTAATTAATATTATACCAGAATCCAAAGCTGAAAGATATGCCTCTGCTTCTACTGATTCAGGTAGTGGCATAGATATATCTTCTATTCGTCCTCTAAGAGCACATAAAAATGGTTATCATGCAAGATTAATAGATGCTGG